TATAGGCTCGCCTGACAGATTGGATGCCCTAGTCTGGGCCATAACTGATTTGTCGTTAAAAGGCTGGGCAAAGCCCACCATGCAATTAGCCTATTCTAGTGCTGTAGGACTCCTTCGAGGCTAGTGCCACATTATTGCCACAATATTACCTTGAAATTGCCTTATTTGACCCCTTGACAAACTAGGGTGTAATCACCATATATACCCGACAGCAATCGGAAGCATCCATGATATCCAGTGGCTTTGTTGTACGTATGCTGTCTTAAGACCCTACCAAGGGCAATCGCGCGAGAACCCAGGGGAGCCACTTAGCTAAGCTAATGCCCCCTGGGAGTGCCTAAAAAGAATCACACATGATTAAGAATCTGATGGGCTACCTTAAGGCTAGACAGGCTAAGAGGCAGGCCCTTTTTGAGCTTGAGAGCCTTACAGACCGTGAATTGGCTGATATTGGTATTACTCGCTCTGACCTCCCCTTCATCGTCTCGGAGATGCACAATGACTGAAGAATCCTACATCAAGCCTTGGTGGCAGTCTAAGTCCATCTGGGGCTCTATTGTATCTGTAGCAGCTTTGGTAGCTTCTGCTTTGCTTGGTGTCAACATTGATGCTAGTACACAGGCTGAGGTTGTCAACATCATTCTTACTATCACTGGTGCTGCTGGTGGTGCCTTGGCTGTCTATGGCCGAGTAGTAGCGGATAAAGCAATTGGCTAGAAAGCTCTCGGGTACTCAGGCTACTAAGGTTCTGGGTGTCTCCGGTAACAATGTACATAATGGTCAAATCCGCGCTGATGAGTTTCTTCCAGCTCTCCGTGGACGTAATGCCATTCGCAAGTTCCGTGAGATGCGTGAGAATGATAGTACCATCGGTGCCGTCATGTACGCTAATGAACAAATCCTCAGGGACGTAGAGTTCAAGGTTGTAGCTGCTAATGATACACCAGAGGCCCAAGCTGAGAAAGAGTTTGTAGAGTCTGTTCTGGAAGACATGGAGCATTCTCTAGAGGATCATATCTCTGAAGCTCTCTCTTGCTTGACTTATGGCTTCTCTTGGTTTGAGGTTGTCTATAAGCGTAGGGTTGGCCCAGAGTATCGTAGTCCTGAGAAGAAGTCCAAGTACCGTGATGGTCGATTGGGTGTTCGTAAGATTGCTTCTAGGGCTCCTTGGACCGTAAACAAGTTCGATATTGATCCTAAGACTGGTGATGTCCTAGGCTTGTACCAACAGGCTTCTTACTTCGGTAAGGACAACTACATCCCAATCAACAAGAGCCTCTACTACAAGGTTCCTACGGTCAACAATGACCCCTCTGGTCGTTCAGTGCTTCGTAATGCTTATGTCCCTTACGAGTATCTCAACAACCTCCAGAACATTGAAGCCATTGCTGTAGAGCGTGAGCTTAATGGTATTCCGGTAGCTTACATCCCTGCTGACTACCTTAGCACAGATGCTACAGCAGACCAAGTGTCTGTACGACAGGCTTTAGAGACCGTCCTTAGGGATGTCAAGTTCAATGACCAGGGTTACATCATCCTTCCGTCTGACATGCAGGCTGACAGTGATGGTAAGCTCTCGAACCACAAGATGGTTGATGTCCGTCTTATGGCCTCTGAGGGCAAGCGGAATATTGACATTGACCCCATCGTAAAGCGCTACCAACACGACATTGCTCGCGGTCTTATGGCCGAATTTTTGTTGTTAGGCGCTCATGGCGGCGGGTCTTATGCCCTCTCTAAGTCTAAGACTGACCTCTTCTTGAGGGCTCTGGAATCCTACGTTGGTATGATCGCCTCTGTGCTTAACAAGCAGTTGGTAGAGCGCCTGTGGGAGCTTAATGGTCTTAACTACGACCTAATGCCTAAGATTGTTGCTGGTGATGTAGCACCCCACGACCTTCGTGAGATCGCTGCGTTCCTTAGGAACGTCAATAGCGCAGACATTGATCTGACTAATCAGACAGAACTTGTAGAGAGTTTGTTAGACATTGCAGAGTTACCCTTCGACAGTGACAAGTATGAAGCTAAAAACGTGCAACAAGTGCCAGATCAGCAAGCCCCTGACGGAGTTCTACCAGAACCGGACAGCTAAATACGGAGTGTCGTCTTCCTGCAAGCCATGCCACTCTGAGTACAACAAGGAGTACCGTAGGAAGCATAGAGAGGCTCTATTGGAAGCGGACAGGTGTCGGTACTGGGAGAATAGGGACCATTTCCTAGCTTATGCAGCAGACTACCGCTCTAAGAACAAAGAAGTCATGGCTGAGCGCCAGAGGGACTACTACCGGAGGAAGAAGCACGAGTTTCTTGCTCGTAACTCTAAGAGGCGCAAGACCGTCTTAAAGGCCACTCCAAATGGATTATCTAAAGAGTCTCTTAAGGAGATAGATGAAATCTACGCAGTGGCTCAGAGGCTGCGCTCGGCAGTTGGCATAGACTTCCATGTGGACCACATTGTACCTCTTAACAACCCCACTGTTTGCGGTCTTCACGTCCCTTGAAACTTGCAGGTTATACCTGCCAAAGAAAACCTGAGGAAAGGTAACTCCTTCATCCAGGAATAACATTGACCTTAGCGACCAGCCTGAAGTGGTTGAAAGCCTTATGGAGATCGCTGAGATTGAATTTGATGAGGAAGCCTACAGGGCAAAGGTCCAAGCTCCTCCAGAACTAGAAGACACTGGGACTCTCCCAAATCAAACACAGGAAAATGAATAATGGCTTTCTTGCACGACGCAGTTCTTGATGGTGGCCTCGACTACCTGGATACCGCAACCACAGCCTTGCACCTCTTGCCCTCGACTTACTCTATTGCCAACAATGGCAACGGAACCGACTACACCAACGCTACAACCAATGGCTCTAGTTCATTGGGTAGTAAGACTTCCCTGAGCATTGGTGCCCCTGCTGATGCAACAAGTGGCCGTGAAGTTACTGTATCTGCCTTCACTGACGGCTCTATTGGCACTACAGGCACTGCCACTCAGTACGCCATTGTTGATACTGCTAACTCTTTGGTTCTGGTATTGGGTGACTTGTCAGCTTCTCAGGCTGTGACTAGTGGCAACACCTTCTCACTGCAATCGTTTACTATCAACATTCAAGACCCTGCATAATCATCCTTAGGAGGGTCTGATGTCCGTCTTTCTTCTGAAGGAGGACTCGTTTAGCCTTCTTCGTGAGGACGGCACACACATTCTGCTGGAGTTCCATGAGCTAGCAGCAAATGGTGTTACGAGTAGTACAACCCTCCAACAAGCCCAGCTTACCCAAGTTCATGCTCTAACTGCTAACGGGGTAACTTCTGGGACAGCTCTTGCAAGCCCTGCACTCACCCAGGTCCATGTGCTTGCAGCCAACGATGTTGTTATAACCCCAGCAGTGGGGTCCGCAAGCCTCTCACAGAACCACCAGGTTCAGGCAAACAACATCACCTCGGGTTCTACCGTCGGTTCTACAACCGTTGATCTGAACTCCCCCCTAGACAACATCCTGTTGGAAGACGGCTTTGAGCTTCTCAAGGAAGACGGGGGTTACATACTTCTTGAGACCCAAGGGTTACGCCTGTCGGCTAATGATGTCTCAAGCGGCACATCCCTTGGTTCTCCTGCTCTAACACAAGCTCATAACCTAGTAGCTAGTGGCGTTACTGTAGCACCCTCTGTAGGGACTACTGCTCTAACCCAGTCACATTCTTTGGCAGCTAATGGGGTCTCTTCTAGCCCCTTCCTTGGCTCCCCTACTCTAACACAAGCTCATAGCTTAGTGGCTAATGGTGTTGCTGTAGCACCATCTGTAGGGACTACTGCTCTAAATCAAACTGGTGGCTTAGTAGCCTCTGGTGTAGCTTCTGGAACCTCTCTTGGTTCTCCTACTCTGGCTCAAGTCTATAGCTTAGTAGCTAATGGCGTTACTATAGCACCATCTGTAGGGACTACTGCTCTAAATCAAACTGGTGGCTTAGTAGCCTCTGGTGTAGCTTCTGGAACCTCTCTTGGTTCTCCTACTCTGGCTCAAGTCTATAGCTTAGTAGCTAATGGCGT